ATCTCCGCATAGACCCGTGTGGCTGAATTGCACGTCAAGTTCTTCTAGCGCATCAGCCAGCACTAAGGCTTTGGGTTGTAAGTTCATGTGTTCCTCTCATTTTTTAAATTCACTTCAACGCCTCCAATGCAATATCACTAAGTTTTTGTTTGTCGTGTAGCGCAGCCCAGATACGCTCGTCGATGGTGTCCTTCGTCATAAGGACGTAGACCCACACGTCGCGCTGCTGGCCGGATCGATGCAATCGTCCAACGGTCTGTTCGTAAAGCTCAAGTGACCACGGCAGGGACAGAAAGACCATGTGGCAGCCGCCGAACTGCAAGTTAAGGCCATGACCGGCGGATTTTGGATGCACCGCCATAAGCGGAATGTTGCCAGCGTTCCATCGTCCAATGGCGTCAGGGTCGTCCAAGCTGGCAAGATGCTTGTATCGTCGTTTGAGTTCACTGAGTTCTTCCTTATATTGATAAACAATGATCGTGTTGGCGCGTTGATTCTCTTCGATCAACTCATCAAGCGCATCAAACTTATGGGTACTGAACCAAACTGGCTCAGGTGAGTAGACGAACCCAGACGACATTTGTTGCAACTTCTGCGTGACCACCGCAGCGTTCTGTGCAATCGCTTGCGCGTTGTCAAACTGCACAACAAAGTCGCGCTTCATCGTCTCGTACGGCTCTCGCGCTTGCATGTCCACACGCAACTCCACCGTATGGCACGGCGGCAGCTTGTTTTTATAGACACCAGGCTCTAATACGAAAGTAGCAGGTTTGATGCGCTCCATGACGCGCGTTAGCGCGCCAGGCAGCGGCGTCCAATCGTCAAACCCAGCATAAGTATTAAGACTAAAGTATTGCTGCATAAACGCGCCCTTGCTGCGCCCCAGCAATTTTTGATCGATGATCTTGCACTGACCGAAGACGTCTTCAAGACCGTTGCTCGTGAAACTGCCGGTCAGACCCCAACGGATGTTGAACTGATCGATGATCTTATGAAGCGCTTTAAAGCGTGCGCCTGATGGATTTTTTAGCTTGGTTAGTTCGTCAAACACAATCCCGTCAAACGCATCTAAGGGCTGCGCTGCGAGCCACTGAAGGTTGTCGTAATTCGTCACGACAATATCAGCGTCACTTTGTAGCGCGGCTATGCGATGCGCAGGTGATCCTGTAGCCGTGGCGAGCGCCAAACCTGACGACCATTTCACTTGCTCAATGGGCCATACGTCGCGGGCCACACGCAGCGGTGCGATGACAAGCCAACGCGTGACGTAGCCTTCTAAGATCATACCTTCCATGGCTTTGAGCGTGATCGCAGTCTTGCCAGCCCCTACGGGCGCTAGCACCATGGCGCGATCGTTCTCAAACAGAAAGTCAACCGCTTCATCTTGGTAAGGGCGCAGTTTCATAGTTCCTTGACCCACGCGTCAACTTGTTCTTTAGACCACAGGCACACGTAGCGCTGCCTAAGGCGTGCCATGTCGTCTTCAAACACCTTCTGTAACGGCGACAGACGGCCACCAGGCGCCTTCAACTCAACAAACCATACGACACCGTTAGGCAGGCAGACGACGCGGTCAGCAACGCCACGGTGAGCAGGGCTTACAAACTTGTAAGCGATGCCGCCAATCTCTTTAACGCGCTTGACGAGGTGCGCTTCAATATTTTTTTCTAGCATGGCCGCATCATACCCTGTCAAAAACTATTTGACAAGTTTATTAGATGTGCTACAGTGAAGCCTCAATCAACTCAAGGACAGTCAAATGGATGATGATTACATTTCAATCGATGCAAGACAGGGCGACAGCGTTAATCTTAGTTTGCACAGCGACGGCATCTGGCTTTCGATGTTCAAAGGCACTGCCTACGCATCAACGCTGCTTACACTCAATCAAGCCGCTGAGTTGCGTGACGCTATCAACACGCTGTTAGGGGTCGAGGCATGAGGCACAGTAACATTGTCGGCGGCTCGACCGCCAAGCGCGTCATCAACTGCCCTGGCAGCGTGGTGCTCGTGCAGCAAATGCCACCGCAGGTTGAAAGCAAGTACGCCGCAGAGGGTACGCTGTTGCACGCCTGCATGGAAGAAGTGCTTGTATACAGCAAGTTATCTGATGTTGTTCGTAAGCACAATTTGACAGATGAGCAAATCGACAAGCTAACGTTTTGTATTTCGGCGTTGGATGAAATAGACCCCAACCAAGATATGAGTTTTGATCAAGAAAAGCATGTTGGGTTTGAAAACGTTAAAGGTCTTGAGGGCGTCTTTGGTAACGTCGATCTGATCGGACGCGTTGATGATCGCGTGATCATTCTTGATTGGAAGTTTGGCGACGGCGTGATTGTCAGCGCTGAGGAAAACTATCAAGGGTTGTTCTACGCTGCCGCTGCGATGAGCAACAGCGAGTTTGCTTGGGCCTTTGACGGCGCTAAGGAGATTGAGATCATCATCGTACAGCCGCCCGCGATGCGGCGCTGGGTGACGACGTTTAAGCGTGTTGCTGCCTTCCAAGCAGAACTGCAAACCGCTGTAACGCTCGCTACCAAACCCAACGCGCCGCTTGCGATTGGTGATTGGTGCCGCTGGTGTACGGCTAAACCGATTTGCCCCAAGATGACCGGCGAGATCGATCGCGTGGTGCATCTAAAACTTGATGCGCTGTCGCCTGAAGACTTAGGCCGTGCGCTTGATCTGGCTGATAAGCTAGAGTCGTTCATTAGCGATGCGCGTAAGTTAGCGTTTGAGCGCCTTGAGAAAGACATGCCCGTGCCTGGGTATAAATTAGTAAGTAAGCGCGCAACGCGTCAGTGGGCCGATGAGTCTAAGGCGTCTGCTGCGCTTGCAGGTCTTGGTGTCAGTCAGAATGAGTTGTATAAGAAGGAATTAATTAGCCCTGCTCAAGCTGAGAAGGTGCTAAAAAAGAGCAAGCTAGCACTGCCCGATGATCTTGTCGTGGCTGTGTCGAGCGGCAGCACGTTGGCGCCGGAGAGCGATCCTCGGCCTGCCGTGCTTAACGTGGGTATGCACTTAACCGCTGCCCTATCTAAACTCCAGTAAAGGAAATCGTGATGTCTAATTTAGTAACGTTCAGTACAGCAAATCTTCCCTCCGTAACAAGTCTTACGACCGCACTGCGTGCGCTTGAGAAGGACGTCGGTGCAGCAGGCGTCGTCATTCTTAAGATGGATAAGACCGGCCATTGGGTGTTCGGCGCTGACCAGACTGAAGTCGAGGATGGTTCAACGTGGGCAGTCAATCCTTTCTCGTTCGTCCACGGCTACATTGCGTGGGGTGACGGTGAGGTGTTAGCCGAGAAGATGGTATCCGTATCGCAACCACTGCCTGAAACCAACGTCGCCCCTCCAGGCGCCAAGAAGGGCTGGGAAGCTCAAGTTGGTATGTCGCTCAAGTGTCTCACGGGCGACGATGAGGGGATGGAAGCGCGCTACACCACCACGTCAGTCGGTGGCAGGCGCAGCGTACAAACGCTCGCTGTAGCGATCGCCGCGCAGGTTGAGAAGGACCAAAGCAAGCCTGTGCCGGTGGTGAAACTCAAGAAAGATCACTACACTCATAAATCGTACGGCAAGATTTTTACGCCGGTGTTTGAGATTGTCGAGTGGGTGAGCATGGAAGGCAAAACTGATGAGGTTGATGCACCTGAAGAGGCCACCGCTGCCGCTGAAGATGCACCACGTCGTCGCCGTCGCGTAGCCTAATTTGCTTGGAAGGCCACGGTAGCGATACTGTGGCCTTTTTCTTTCTGGAGAGATAAATGGATCATCCCTATGAAACGATTGCGCACCTTATCAAGGAATATAAGAATCTATGCGACATGTGTGATTCGGTTGGTGCGCTTGAGTGTGCGATGCGCATCAGACGTGCCGCTTCGGAGCTTGTTGTGCTGGCTGCACAAAATGCTGAACCGACGCTGGGTCAATAGATGAGCGTCCTATGGGTGGATTTCGAGACACTCAGCCGCTGTGACCTGACGACCAAGGGCGTTTACAACTACGCGCAAGACGCAAGCACGGACGTGCTGTGCATGTCCTACGCGTTCGATGATGAGGACGTTGTGACGTGGACGCCTGAGTTACCGTTCCCTAAGCGCGTGCGCCAGCACACCGGCCAGATACGCGCGCATAACGCAGCGTTTGAGCGCTTGATCTTTTGGTACGTGCTGCACATCGACTATGACCTTGAGCAGTTCTACTGCACAGCTACCCAAGCACGGGCTAACTGTGCGCCTGGCTCGCTTGAGGACGTAGGACGGTTTGCAAGCGCTGATATGCGTAAAGACTACCGTGGCTCGCAACTGATCAGGCGCCTATGCTTGCCGCAGGCAGACGGCAATTTTTACCGCGACGAGGCGTTGTTTGCTGAGTTAGTGTCTTACTGTGAGCAAGACGTCCGCGCCATGCGCGCTATCTCTAAGGCCATGCGTGATTTGTCGGCTGAGGAGCTTGCTGACTACCATGTGAATGAGCGCATCAACGATCGTGGCGTGCTGGTCGATGTGGCGCTGTGCAAGGCAGCAGTGCAGTATGCAAGCGATGAACTCATCGAGATCGAGCAGATCGTTGCCGACGTGACGCAGGGCGCCATTGCGAGCGTGCGCAGTCCTAAGATGAAGCAGTGGGTCATGGACCGCGTAGGACCGCAGGCGCTGGCGCTGATGGCGTCGCATAAGGATGGCGAGAAGAAGTATTCGATCGATAAGACCGTGCGGGCTAACTTGCTTGCGATGGACGATCCTGAGCAAGTGCCGCCTGATGTGGCTGAAGTCATCCAGTGCGCTGACGACCTATGGGCGTCGAGCGTGGCGAAGTTCAGCCGCTTGGCTGCGCTTGCTGACGATGAGGATCATCGGGTGCGCGGTGCGTTTGTGTTTGCCGGTGGGTCGGCTACGGGCCGTGCGTCGTCCTACGGCGCGCAGGTGCATAACTTTACGCGCAAGTGTGCTGACGATCCTGAGGCTGTCCGTACTGCGATGGTGCGCGGTCATAAGATCGTGCCGACCTACGGGCGTCGCGTCACGGACGTGCTCAAGGGGATGCTACGCCCTGCGCTGACGCCTGCGCCTGGGCATGTGCTGATTGTCGCTGATTGGGCGGCGATCGAGGCGCGCATGAACCCGTGGCTGTCAGCGCACGCTACGTCTGAGGCTAAGTTAGATTTGTTTCGCACGGGCGCAGACATCTACAAACACAACGCCAGCCGGACGTTTAACGTGCCGGTGGACGCGATCGATAAAGAGCAGCGACAGATCGGCAAGGTCCAAGAGTTGGCGTGCGGGTACGGTGGCGGCGTGGGGGCGTTTGCATCGATGGGGCGCATCTATGGCGTCAACCTACCAGAGGCTGACAGCAGGCGCATGGTGGAGGCGTGGCGACGCGCTAACCCGTGGGCTGTGCATTACTGGCAGGCGCTTGAGACGTCATACATGCGCGCGATGAGAAACCCAAAGTCTGAGTTTAAGGCTGGCCGTGTGACTTACTATTTTGACTCTCAGCATTTATGGTACGCGCTGCCTTCAGGACGCATCCTTTGCTACCCCTACGCGCGCATCGACGCTGATGGCGTGTCTTACGCCAAGGCGTCATGGAAGCCTGCGCAGGACGCTAAGGAATGGCCTCGTGCGCGTCTGTGGAAGGGTCTGGCGGCAGAGAACATCTGCCAGGCTGCGGCTAACGACATTCTGCGTGCGTCGCTGCGCCAACTGACTGATGTAGTGCTGCACGTCCATGATGAGATTGTGCTTGAGGTGCCAGCGTCGCAGGCTGAAGAAGCTGCGCAGGCGTTGCATCGCGTGATGTGTACACCGCCAGCATGGGCGCAGGGGTTGCCTTTGGATGCTGAAGTTTCAACGATGGAGCGTTACGGAAAATGAAAACCTTTATTGACTTTTTAATGTCGCTTGCGCCTGAGGGCGAGACAGCGCTACTGGTGCGGCAAAAGCCGCAGTTAAAAGACGGTCAGTTGCAGTTTCACGCTGATGGCGCGATCAAGTGTACGTGGCCTGCTTACCTACCCAAAGACGCCAAGATCAAGGCCGATCAGGCGTGGTATGGCAACACGGCGTCGTTTATTGTCGATCGTTTCGGTGAGCACGTCTCAGCGTCGGCGGCTAACTGTGAGTATTGCTTGGTCATGGTGCTTGATGACGTGGGCACCAAGAGCAAGACACCACCGCTTGCGCCGACGTGGGTGATGGAAACCTCGCCTGGTTCGTTTCAGTGGGGCTACGCCTTTGCCGAACAGCCGACCAAGGGTGAGTTCGCTGCGGCCATGCGCGCGATCGCTGATGCGGGCTACACGGACCCTGGGGCGCTTAACGCGGTGCGCAATTTTCGCTTGCCTGGCTCGGTCAATCTTAAGCCTGGTCGCAACAGTTTCGCATCGCGTCTGGTCGAGTTTCATCCAGAGCGTGACTTCTCGCTCGCTCAGATATGCGAGGCGCTGGGCGTAACACCTGCTGAGGCTGATGGTGCTGGCCCTACACCGATCAAGATTGTTGACACGGGTAACGATGACGTGTTCGCGTGGCTTGCCTTGCAGGGTATGGTTGTGTCCAAACCCAACGCTGAGGGCTGGGCTGGCGTCATCTGCCCGAACCATGCCCAACACACTGATGGCAACCCTGAGGGGCGCTATAAGCCTTCCATGCGCGCGTACTGTTGCCTGCACTCGCACTGCGTCGATCTTGACACTAAGGCGTTTCTAGCGTGGGTCGCTGAGAATGGTGGCCCTGCTCACGCGCTGGGGCTGCGCGATGATTTGCTCGCAAGCACTATGCAGACAACGCTTGACAAGCTAGAGCCTAGTAATTTTTTTAGTGATGACGCCAAGAAGGTGATCGAAGAAGTCGAGCGTAAGGAGCTTGGGCGTGTCGAGATGAAGGGCTGGTTTCAACGCTTTGCGTATATCTTGAGCGATGACTCGTTTTTTGACATGCAAGACAGGCGCGAGGTGCCGCGATGGGTCTTTAACGCGCTTTATCGCCATGTGAATTGCACATCCATCAACAGCAAGCGGAAGATCGAAGCTGCAACGTGTTTCGATGAACAGCGCCAGGCCATGGGCGCACGCACCTTGGTCGGTGTGACCTACGCTGCGGGCGAGTCAACGCTCGTGTCGCGTGACGGTGATGTGTTTGGCAACCGTTGGCGCGATGCGCGACCCTTGGTTGATAAAACGCTTGTGCGCGATATATCGCCATGGCTTGAGCACTGCGAGCGCCTTGTGCCTGAGCCTAGCGAGCGTGAGCACTTGTTTAACATCATGGCCTATAAGCTCCAGCATCCCGAAGTCAAGATCAATCACGCCGTGTTGCACGGTGGCGACCAAGGGTCGGGTAAGGACACCATGTGGGCGCCGTTTCTATGGGCCGTGTGCGGGCCAGGGCTGAAGAATCGCGGATTGCTTGATAACGATACGCTGAACCTCCAATGGGGTTATCAGCTTGAGTGCGAGGTCCTCGTGATCAACGAATTAAAGGAGCCTGAAGCGGCAGCGCGCCGTGCGCTGGCAAACCGCCTTAAACCGATTATCGCTGCGCCTCCAGAGATGCTACCGATCAACAGGAAGGGCTTGCACCCCTATGACATGCTCAATAGGATGTTCGTGTTGTCGTTTACCAATGACCCGCTCCCCATATCGCTTGATTCGCAGGACAGGCGCTGGTTCTGTATATGGTCGCGTGCGCCTCGCATGGTCGATCGCCAGGCGCAATTGCTGTGGGATTGGTACAAGGCCGAAGGCTTTGTTTCCATAGCAGCATGGCTCTATCAGCGCGACGTAAGCGCATTTAATCCTGCTGCCACGCCTGCTTGGACCGAGTTTAAATTTAATTTGATCGAACACTCCATGAGTACGTCCGAATCGTTCTTGGTGGAGCTTATGCGTAACCGGCAGGGCGAGTTCGCGCGCGGTGTAGTGGGCTCGCCCTTCCATCTATTGATTGATCGCTTGTCCGGTGGCTTGCCTGCTGGCGTGAAAATCCATCAGGCAGCACTGCTGCACGCGCTCAAGGAGGCTAATTGGGTCGACGTGGGTCGATTAGCGTCGTCGGAATATCAGACCAAGAAGCACATTTTTGCTGTGCCTGAGCTTGCATCTAAGCTAAGCAAGTCGGAGCTTAGGCGTATGGTTGAAGAAACCGCGCCGACCAAGATGGCATTAGTTAGATAGATAAAAAAAGGCCCGTCGATTGACGGGCCAACTAGCGTGGGGATGCTAGGACAGGAGAAGTTCCAACGTCACAAGTCTAGCATTTCACTGATCAACCACGCAATAAGCGCGCCTAAGATTAGCATCAGCATAGCGGCATGGTCCAGGTTCTAAATGCTTGCTGCTTGGCCATAGTGTCTGCGCACTCTTTTGATGGTGGTATCCAACCATGCCGACGCCACACTTGCTCGACAGGTATGCACCAGTCTCTAGGGTCAATCTGGCAGTTCATGAGGGTTAGCCACAATGGTGGCTTGTTTTCGTCTTCCATGGGGTTAGTCCTCAGCTAGTTTAAATGTGGCATAGAGCCAGCAACAACGTTCAAAGCCTTTATTGTCATGTCTTAAGTGCTCGGAAGGTTTATCAGTGCCAAGCGGAAACTTATAAAGGTCTGAGCACTCAAAGCCTTCCTTTTTCATGGCTTCGCATAATTCTCCGAACTTGTCTCTGCCAACGGCTACCTTAAAGCCAGTGCCAACATGCCCAACGGCAAGCCATGACTCACAGGCTTCGATTTGTTTCATGATTGCTAATCGTTCATCCCATGACCTGTTTGTGTATGCAAGTTTCATGCTGTTGGTCCTATAAATTAAAAAACACGGCAGCGCCTAAGGCGACGCCGAACACGAGCGCAACGGCCCAATCAAGTAAAAAATCGATCATGTTAGTCCTTTCAAAAAATTGCTTCGCCGTAGGTTTCAACGGTCCTTTTGTCGCTTAGCCGTTTGATGTCGCGTCGTTTGAACGTATGCAACGACGGGAACGGCCACCCATTGGTGGCCGGTATGCGCACAATGTAAAGGCCGTTTTCTACGCGATCAATAACACCGACGCCCAAAGGCGTCGTCACACGCGTGTCTGGTTTCATGCTTCAGCGTAGTCTTCAATGACATGCTCGGCGATCTCGGTCCAATTGACATCGGACAGAAAAGCAAGCGCATAGTCGCGCGCTAATCCTTCGCTTGATGTTTCGACGATTAACTCTTCAGCGTAGGCTTTCAAATCCTTGCCAAGATGATAAGCAGACTGGTCGAGATCAAAACCTTCAGGGTCTTGGCCGTCGAATATCTCAAGATTGACGCGCCAAGTAGCGTAATTGGTCCAGCCGTTGTAATTAGCTTTGCTCATGCTTGGCTCCCAAGTTCAGCGGGGATTTCCACCTCGTCGCCTAGTTTGCTCGACACATAGCAGCGCATGGCAGCGATAAGGGGTGTTTGCCCTTCGTTTTCCGCTAAATACATAGTGGCAGCCCAAAATTCGCGCGCATCACATAAAACGGATTGGATATTTATTTTTTCTCGCTGAATGATAGGGCCTGCCTGCGCCCAATCTGTTGAGTAACTTAATTCCCACAATTCAATTATTCCGTATGCTTTTCTTGGTGGGTAGATACCAAGTTGCGGTTCGTGTGGCATGCGTCCTGCAATTTTGTGCAAGCCCGTATATCCTTCGCACTTAGCTACTGCCCAGTCAAGTGCAAGTCCTGTTAGTTCATTTGTTTTCATTACTTTCCTTTAGTTGATTAGATTAGCCGACGCAATGCGCGCCCCTATGCGCCCGCTCTCACGGGCGCATAAAGTCGAACATTAGGCCGCTTTAGTTACTGGCGCGCTTAGTTGCTCGCGCGCCCATGATGGTATGGTTTTACCTTCGTCGGCGTCGTAGATCGGGCGCAGCGGCATGACTAGACCGATAAAGTTTTGCGTCGCGTCGATCTTAACAAGCGCAGTTGATGGACCGTTGTAGGCAACGTTAATGAGCCCGTTTTTGCTGCCGAGCAATTTTGACGCCTTTGAAAACTTTTCAAGCAAGTAAGGCTGAAACTGCGCGGGTTCGCCTGATAACGTCAACGGCATGATGCGTTGAACATCGGGAAACCTACCGTCTAAGGCTTTGAAGCTAACAGCCGCGCCCGTTATCGCGCCAATTGTGCCCGTGATGCCGTCGGCCGTATCGATAACAACGGTATCGACGTTTTTTGACGCGGACTTGATTAGCTTAATCACATCATTCGGAATGATCATCTCAACAAAATCAACACCCTCGTTTTGTTGCTCGCTTTGATGGATGCCGAGCGCATGTCCGTCGGTAGCAGTTAAGCGCGTCGCGGTTGCGGTTGCTGTAACTTGGACACCGATTAAGTAGTAGCGAACGTCCTTATCGGCTGAGAGTAAGTTGACTGCTTTGAGGGCTGACAGTGTGGTGTAGATTTTCATGATTAATTGTCCTTTACTTGATTGGATTGATTAGCAGAGATGATTAACGCCTAAACGCTTTGCCGCTTCATAAGCTTCGCGCGTTTTCGCTTCGATGAGCCGTTGACCGTGAGCATTAGCGAAAACGCTGCCCAAGTAGCGATCCTCTTCACGCAAGCATTGCTCATAACGCGCGACGGCAGCTTTTTGTTCCTTTGTGAGTCTAGCTTTTTTCATGATTGTCCTTTAATTGATTGGATTGGATTGTTGACGCGCTTTGCGCGCGTCGGGGCTTAAAACTGAGAATCTAACAGCGCACAGAATAGCGCGATGTCACGCGCATTGAACGCAGCTAGCACGGCGTCATTCTCAAGCGCGACACAAAACGCGATGTCACGCGCAAGGCACTCATTAACGAAGTGTATTTTAGACATTGGCAATCCCCTGGTTGATTGATGAGACTTCAGTGTAAGACATTGTTTTGCAGATTGTCAAGTATGGGCAAGATTGGTAGTGGTTTTGAAAGGGGTTAGGTAATAAAAATGGGGTGAATTGCCAATGATTCGGGCTTGTAAGCGCCTGATTCGACGAGGCTTTTTCGGCTATTGGCAAAATTGTCATGTTTTTCTCAAAAAAAAGTCGCAGATTATTTCTGTTACCTAGCTGCGACTTAAAACGGCTGACAATTTTGCCAATATTGCCAAAGTCGAATCGAGGGCGCCACGTCACCGCGCACTCTCTTTGCCGGTTTTCTCTCCGGTTATTGGCATTTTTGGCTATTCAAAACCAATTGCCAAGATTGCCAATGATCTAAGGGCCATTGGCATTTTTGGCAATGGCAAAACCAATTGCCAATCTTGCCAATGTCACCTCATCACCGCGCCACCAGGCACGCGCCACCAGGCATGGATTGTCATGGCAATTAGATCAGTCAATCGTTCTGCTTGCTAGATCGTTTCTGCTTTTGGCTTTTTGCTGGCGAAGCCCCCCCCCAGGGCCGACGGCCTGGCCGGTCGGAGCCGGTGGGTCCACAAGAAATTTTTTTTATTTTTAAAAGCCCAACAGCAAGCCTGTATACAAAAGTATTAGAATGTCTTACGCTAGGTCATCTTGGTAAAATTGTCACATGTTTAAAAGTCTCCCTCTTACAACGCGTGAAATCAAAGCGACAGAAGCGGTACTGGAGCGCATATACGACGCCGCGTATCTAGGTTTAAAAGAAGATTCGTTGGCATTAGCAGCAGGGTTGTTACCTGTAGAGTACCGGCTCTTGAAACAGCATGACAAAATGGCCGAAATTGCCGAACTCAAGGGGCGCGCTGATAGTGAGCGTGAGCACAGCCAGCACATGTTGAACGCTGCGCGCAACGGAGACGCTAAGGCGGCGTTAGAGATACTGAAGCACACGCATGGCTGGGTCGCCAAGCAAGCCGTTAGTATTGAGGTGGACCAGCGCATCAGCGTGATTGACGCGTTAAGAGCAGCAGAGACGAGAGTCGATGAAGGTAAAGTGATTGACGTAACGCCACCAAGTGAAAAGCTAACCCATGCAAAAGCCGATATACAGTCCGGAAGACGAGCAACTGCTGATGACGCGGTTGTGGTCTCCCGCAATTAAAGACGACCCCGAAGCGTTTGTACTGTTTGCTTTCCCGTGGGGGCAGGAAAACACGCCGCTAGTTAAGTACAGCGGACCGCGCATGTGGCAGCGTCAGGTGTTGCGCGACATCAAGGCGCACATACAAAAGAACAAAGGTCAGGTCGATATGGACACGCTGCGAGAGGCAGTCAGTTCAGGTCGAGGGATCGGTAAGTCGGCGCTGGTGAGTTGGTTGATTATGTGGATGCTATCGACAAGGATAGGGTCAAGCGTCATTGTGAGCGCTAACAGTGAGGCGCAGCTACGTTCGGTGACCTGGGGCGAACTAACTAAGTGGTCAACGATGATCATCAACGCGCACTGGTGGGAGATCAGCGCGACCAAGCTGCAACCGGCGAAGTGGTTGTGTGACATCGTGGAGCGTGACCTTAGGAAAGGAACGCGCTATTGGGCGGCAGAGGGTAAGTTGTGGTCGGAAGAGAACCCTGACAGCTACGCGGGGGTACACAACCACGATGGGATGATGTTGATCTTCGATGAGGCAAGCGGGATACCAGACCCGATATGGTCGGTGGGGGCGGGGTTCTTTACAGAGAACATATTAGATAGGTACTGGTTAGCGTTCAGTAACCCACGGCGCAACAGCGGGTACTTCTTTGAGTGCTTCCACGCCAAACGTGACTTTTGGCGCACACGCCAGGTCGATGCAAGGACGGTAGAGGATACGGACAAGCAGGTTTATAAGCAGATCATTGATGAGTACGGTGAGGACTCAAGCCAAGCGCGGGTGGAGGTGTACGGTGAGTTTCCATCCAGTGGTGACGATCAGTTCATCTCATCCACGCACGTCGCAGACGCTGCGGCGCGGCCACGGTACAAGGACGAGACGGCGCCGATCATTATTGGTGTGGACCCAGCACGAGGCGGCGCGGACTCGACAGTGATCGTGGTCAGGCAAGGGCGTGACTTGACGGCGATCCATCGCTATCATGGTGAGGATACGATGACAATCGTAGGGCGCGTGATCGATGCGATCGAGCAGTACAAGCCAACGCTCGTGGTGCTCGATGAGGGTGGGCTAGGGTACGGTATATTAGATAGGCTGCACGAGCAGCGCTACAAGGTCGTGCGAGGGGTGAACTTTGGTTGGAAGGCGAAGAACCCTATTATGTACGGCAACAAGCGCGCGGAACTATGGGGCGCGATGAAGGATTGGCTTAAGACGGCGTCGATACCTAATGATAGGGCGCTGAAGTCTGATCTAGTTGGGCCTACCATAAAACCTAATTCGTCGGGTACAATTTTCCTCGAAGGCAAAAAGGAAATGAAAGCTAGAGGGTTAGCATCGCCAGACGCTGCCGACGCCTTAGCTGTAACGTTTGCATTTCCGGTTGCGCACAGGCAGTATGTCGAGAAACAAACTAATCGTGCGTACAACGCCAACGGCGTAACGACATCTTGGATGGGTGCTTGATGGCAACGAAAGGAAAATGATGCCACTTGTTAAATCGACCAGCAAAGAAGCCTTTCGTAAAAACATTAAGGCTGAAGTTAACGCGGGCAAACCTGTCAAGCAGGCTGTTGCAATTGCTTACAATACCCAACGTGCTGCGGCGGCTAAAAGGCCGAGCACTAAACCTATGACGAAGAAAAAGTAATGGCAACGCTTAAGCAAGACCCTACAGGTATTGAAGGCGCGGGTAAAGTATCTGCGCGCGGAGGGCCGGACCAGAAGGACCACCGCGACACGCTACAACTGATGCGCGATCGGTTACGCCA